GTCATAAGATGGTTGCCGGCTTCCAGCTTAGCGTGGAGGATATGATGGAGTTCTTAAAAAGTAGAAAGATGTTATGATAGGATTGGTATTTACCCTCATAATAATGACCGGTTCTATTTATTTGATAATAGAAGGGAATAAGAAGGATGATTCTGCCGAATTTTATGGAGGACTAATAGCGACGATCTTATCTATCTTTTTGATGTGTTTAGTAATACAAAATATAAAAAATACGGAAAATATGGGGAAAATATACAAATTCAAGAGACTTAACGAAATGAAGCTAGACGATTACGGCTTCGGTTTGTTCGAGTACAATGGAACCCTTTATTTCAAGGAAGCGGAAGGAGAGAAATGCTTCGACGTAAGAAGCGGGAATGAGGTTATTATCGGGAAAGATAAAATTGTAACGGCCTTGGAGGATTGATCATGAGAAAACTTGACGACACCAACAGGACAAGAAAGAAAAACGTACGGCACTCGTGGGTAAAGGCGGGGCCGGGGATCCAACGCTGCGCTATTTGCGGAATTACGAAGCAAAGCGAGTGGAGAGACGGGAAGACCTCGCATTGCGTATATCTATCATCTGGTAAGCTTTATTCTATGACAGGAGAAACACCAGAATGCAGGGATCTTAGTGAATTTTATTAATCTAAAAAGTATATAATTACCTAATAATAAAACAAAAAGGAGTTTGAAATGAAAGAGGAATTTAGCAAATACGACAAAGTCGTTTATGATGGTGAGGTATTTGAGGTACTTGAAACCGCCGACAATACGGGAATGATGAAAATAGAACCGTTATTTGATGAGACATGTAAATCCATTTGGGCTGATGAAGAGATGGTTGTCTCGTTAAACAGGGCTATCAAGTTAAGGCTTATTGATGATGAGACGGCAGATGAGGCGATGAATTTCGGGAAGCCAAAAATAGGAGATGCGGTGGTGGAAAGCGGGCCGCTCGTAGGGAAAGACGGCAGCGGCAAGGATGACCGGGCCGACGGCAAGCTTCGGTGGGACCTCCTTCCTTTGGCTGAGATAGAGGACATCGTGAGGGTATATACGGAAGGTGCCAAGAAGTATGCTGATAACTCATGGCAAGATATACCTGATGGGTTCAATCGTTATCTAGGTGCACTCATGAGACACTTGGTCGCTTATACGAAAGGGGAGAGATATGATAAGGATGGGTTCATGCATCTATCCGCCGTATGCTGGAACGCCATAGCGTTATTATATTACGATAAACATAACAAAGGGTTAATAGAATGGGAGAGTCAGGAGAAAGAACAGTAGATGAGAAATTAAAAGCTATCGACAAAAGGACTGGTAGATACATTAATGTGATCAAGCGCACTATTGATGATAGCCTATCCCCGACAGTTAAGTATCTCAGTTACAGTTATAATGAATTAAATTATGATTGTGTAAAGAATCTGAATTTTGATGTAGACGTAAATTGGGAGCAGCGTAGATATCAGATTGTTAAGGATTTATTATCTAACAATTTCGATGGGAGAAAGATGAGTATAGATGAGGTAGATAATGCTATATTTACCGCTGATTTGATTATTAACAGATTAATAACTATTTGAGATGGTAAGAATTGATTTTTTCACGAAGAAAGACGCTGAATACAGCGACTACATGCGATATATTATCGCCAACACATTACAGGAGTATGAGGGTGAGGTCACGTTGAACCAGATCCCGGAGAACAAAGCCACGGAGGAGGAGATATCCAAGTACGGTATAGAGGTATATCCTACTATCATCGTCAGCGGTGATAACATGGATGGCTTTAATAAACTTGAGGGGATGGCCAGAAAAGCTGATCTTATTAACGTCATGTCGTTATACGACAAGAAATAGGCTTATGACGATAAGGGATAAATATTTTGGTTGGAAAGATATATTCTTTGACAGGTTCGTGCATTGTTGTAATGAAAAAAGTGATCAACCACAAGGAAGTAATATACCTCTAGCCAAAATAAACTTCGATAACAAGACAGGATATGTGGAGGACGGGACTATTAATATAGCCGAGCTTCTTCAATATCTTTGGATAAATAATAAGGTCTATAAGTGTGAATATGCACCCATAGATATATCCTCTGTCTTGCAAACATTGATTAGATTGACCGAGAACGCTAAGTTCATATTTGACGACCAACCCGGCATACATGATATGATCCCATATAGAGGTTTTTTTATTAGAGATGATTTTTTACCCGGAAAAGATTATTCACTTGATTTGGATAAAATAGTGAGCGGGATGGGTGGATGGTATGGAGAGGATGAGGATCCATGTTACTCGATGTTCGTCAGTCAAGATCAGATATGGAACTTGAACCCGATATTGAAGGTATTAGCTGATGAGGGATCTATTCTAGCCAAGGAACTTGGGTATGATATGAACTCATATGTCAGCGATAATGGATACACGATATACAACCCATATCTGTCATGGATCAATCATTACTATCATTATTGCCCGACATTTAATGAGGATAAATTAAAGCCTTGGGATAGGGTAGAGGATAGAAAGAATAAGTTCAAGATGACGGATAAGGTCAAGAGAGGTGCCAATAACTGGTATTATTCAGGCGGGACTATATCTTGTGTGGATAATTTCTTGGGGAAAGAATACAGGAAAAATCTCCGAACCTTCATATATCGTGGAATAGTATTCTTTTTAGATCGGATATGGCATACACCATTGTTTGAGAAGATGGGCGTGAAAATGAAGTACAACGCTTATTATTGTTATGCCGCTACTTCAGGGATATGGTATGATAAGGGATTCAAGGAAAGACTAGCCAAGAGGTTTAACAAGTCGCTGGGCGGCGACGGGGAACTATTCGGGGCTAACCTAGCCTGCATGGTATGTGACCGTAAGGATATCGATTGGGAGGCGCTTCGTTTTTGGCTTGACAAATACGATGATCCTACTGATAAGGGCATGGTGAATAGCCCTATTCAATTTATGTATTTATATCTATATTACTCTTTTAACAAATAAGACATGGAGACTAAAATATGGTGTAAACTTGTATATAATTACCTAACATTATAATATAATTTAAAAGATGGCAAAGAAACAGTTAAAGATCCCGTTTAAAGACGGGAGACCATGCAAATGGGTTAAGGATGTTCATGATGAGGAACGTGATAATTATGAGTTTGATGAATGCCTTGAGATACACGGATTCGTTCGTGGATACTCTTCGGCTGTAATGATATTAAGACCGGCAAATGATCATGGGGAGGATTTTAATTATGCCAAAAGTGTCTATTACCAAGTATTCTTGACAGACAGCAAGGAAGTAATACAGAACATGATGCATGGAACCATATATGGTAAATGGACTTTTGTTAAGAGGGGAGAAAATTTTGGCATTAAATTGGTTAAGGTCTTACCTAAGATACATAAACTTACCCTTGATATGTTCGCAAAAGATATTTTTAGGTCTGAGAATAAATAAACAATTATGATATGTGAAGGTAAACACGAGCAAAATGAGACCATACGGAAGAATCAAGACAGTTAAGGGATCTTCATGGAAAAAGGATATACATCCACCGAAAGGGCACAAGAATTGGTGGGAAGATATATGTGATCCTATACCTAGAAGTACCATGAAACTCATATTTAAAACACAATTACAGCGATATGATTATAAACAAGACATGGTCGATGCCGAATAAAGAGACATTCAGCATAAGACCGATAAGGGAACTTATAGACAAATATCGAGAAGAGGGTATGGTTATAGTGGATCCATTCGCCAGAAACAGCGATATAGGGACGATCACCAACGATCTTGATCCTGATACTAGGGCTATGTATCATAAGGACGCCACGGACTTCCTGCGTGGTCTTAGCGATAATATAGCTGATATGGTGTTGTATGATCCACCATATTCCTCGAGACAGGTATCCGAGTCATATAAAAAGCTTGGAGGTGCTGTTAATATGCAAACAACGCAATCTAGTTATTGGGCTAGGCAGAAGAAGGAGATAGCTAGGATCACTAAGAAAGGAGGGGTGGTCATTACCTGCGCGTGGAACTCCGGCGGTATAGGGACCGGGCTTGGCTTCGAGCAGCAGGAGATTCTTCTTGTGGCTCATGGGGGATGGCATAATGATACGATTGTTACTGTAGAGAAAAAGATCAAGGGTTAGATGAAAGAAAGGATATTCACCACAAAAGAACAGGGGAGAGTGCTGGTTGAGGCCGGCCTCCCTATCTCCACCGCCATCGGCTTCAGAGACAAGTACCTTGACTCATTGCATTCTATGGAGGATGACGCTGGTCGTATAGGACTGATCGAGGCCGTTACCCCGGATATATCCAACCCTGTTTGGGATGTAGGGACGTTACTGAATTTGCTCCCATATGAGATAGAGGGTTGTACATTAGAATGTTATAAGCTAAAACATGCATGGTCTGTAGCGTATAGAGATATAGACGAGATCCCTATATATTGGAGTAGCGAGAGACTTCTTATAGATACATTATTTTCACTGATAACAACATTAGGTGATTATATACCATTTTACACCAAAAAAAATGAGAAATGATATGCATTTGTACGAAACATCATACTGGGTATCACCAATACCCTCTACCGGTTGCTCAAAAGTGAGATCGCCGGATTCTTTTACTAAACAAAACGTTTTTGATTTTACTTACCCAACGAATATTTTTTTTAGGGTAAAACCTTATATCAAAGACCTCTTTTGCTCAACCGTCTTGTCCGAAACAAGGGACTATATGATTCGATTGAGTGAGACAAAATTAGAAAAGAAGAATGTGAAATTAAATAACATGTGTATATTTTACAACATATATGGTGTAAAATAGTATATAATAACCCAACATTATTAAAAAATGGATTATATGAGTATAAAAAAAACAGCAAGAATAAGGTACAAAACGGAGGATAATCCGCCTATGGCTAATGTCCCTCTTATAGGATACAGCAAAAAATATGACTGTTGGGTAGCGTTAGTATACAGAAGAGGAGACAGGTATGATTAAATAATTACAAAATCGATAGTAATCCATTGTAAAATCATAGAATTATTTGTATATTTAATATATTAAAATGAATTGATGATGAGTCTAATAAAGCGTTCATATAAATATCGTATGTATCCGAACAAAACACAAGAAGAACTTCTTGCAAAAACATTCGGATGCGTACGTGTTGTATGGAATGCTTGTGTTGACTCATTTAACTCATACGATAAAGAAACAAACCCTAATCCGAAATTCCCGACAAAGTCGGATCTTGTTATTGAAAAACCTTGGTTAAATGAAGTATCGGCAGCCACCTTGCAGCAGAAGCAACGTGATTTTATTGAGTTCTCCAGACAATACTTCAACAAGAACAGGAAAGAAAAACTCGGTAAACCGAATTACAAAAATAAACACGACAACCAGTCGTTTAGATTGCCGTTCCCGAAGTTTAAAATCACTAACAATAAGATCCGGATCGAAAGGATCGGATGGGTTAAGATTGTTATCGATCGTGGAGTTCCAGACAACGCTCGTTTTATCTCCTGTACCGTTTCAAAGAACCGTGCTGGTCAATATTTCGTATCAGTTCTTGTAGAAACAGAACAGTGTTACAAACAGAAAACTAGCAAAACAGTCGGAGTTGATTTAGGGATTAAGACATTAGCTACATTATCTGATGGGATTGCTGTTGAGAATCCCCATTTTCTTTGTGAGAACCAAGCGAAGTTAAAAAGGATGCAACGGCATTTATCAAGAAAGAAATTAGGAAGTAATCGAAGAAACAAATGCAGGCTAAAAGTATCAAGACTTCATCGTGATATAGCCAACAAGCGTTCATGGTACATGCATAATTTGACCACGATGCTGGTAAATAATTACGATGTTATCTGTATTGAGAATCTAAATGCTTCCGGTATGCTACAGAATCACAAACTTGCCGGTTCTGTATATGATGCTTCTTTCTCGATGTTCCGTAACCAACTTGAATACAAGTGTAGGTGGTATGGTAAAGAACTGATTGTTATAGATCGTTTTTACCCATCCTCGAAAACCTGTTCAAGATGTGGTTGGAAAAATAAAGATCTGAAGTTATCGGATCGAACATTTGTTTGTAAAGATTGTGGTTTGGAGATCGACAGGGATCTCAACGCCGCGATAAACATACAAGCCGTAGGAGTTGATGCGGCTATACGGACGCAGAGCAGCCGGGTTGCCAGTTGTGTTGAAGCGTCTAAAATGGAGTAGAATATCTTAATTATTTCAGGGATATATTTATATTTAAGCATGATTAATATTATTTTAATATTATTCATGCTTTTATTTTTGTTTAAATCCTATCTTTGTATCAGTATTAAAAACCAGATTGTTATGAACAAATTGATCTTGAACGATATCCAAGACCTATGGAGGTGGAGGGAGAAGATAAACATTGATGACTTCAAAGAGGATCCTATGGCTGAGGATATGCCATTATATTTCCCGTGCGCCGTCGTATGGCATGTGGATTATGGTGAGCATGACGCTGATAATTATGTATGTTATGGATTTGTTTATGTAGCAGAAATATTAGGGATATGAATATTAAAAAACAGATAATTCTTGACGATAAAGACTATGAGCGATTAGTGCACGATGCTAATCTCAGTAATGATGAGATAAAAAGCAAAATCGCCAGCGCTCTAACCACCGATATAGTGGTTAGTTTCGATTTCGATGTAAATAAAAAGGTTACGGGGAATATGAGGATCGAAAGCGCCACCTATAATCTAGGATATAATGAATATGATAATATCGTAAGGGCTAGAGACAAGAATATTCACCATGCTGTTTATACAGCTATATATGATTATCTTGAGAAAATAAAGAGAGATAATAATGAGCTAAGCGCAAAAGATTGGATATTATTCACGTCTATAATCTTATCTGTTTTAGCGATGGGATTTGCAGGCGGATGGTTGGCATTTAATTGATTGAATTATGGGTAATTTAAAAGACATAAAACATGAATAAAAGAAAAATCAAAAAGAAACTCCATTTAAATAACAAAGGCATTGATGGGAAGATAGCTAATAATACGACATTTGATTTCGATTTCAAAGTTGAAAAGAAGAAGAGCAATAAACTAAATACAGAAGATTGGGCGCTGTTATCACTTATGATTTTGTTTATTTTTGCGATGGGAGTTGTAAGTGGATGGTTGGCGTTTAATTGTTCAAATCATGGATAATTTAAAAGATATACAAAATATGACCAGTAAATTACTATTTTTCGATTTAGAGACAACCGGGGTTAAGTTCTGGAGAAACGGGATACACCAAATAGGAGGGATCGTGGATATCGACGGGCAGGAG